CTTGACCTACGTGGCACAGGCATTACAGCACTACCCGATAACCTAACGGTGGGTGGCTATCTTGACCTACGTGGCACAGGCATTACAGATGAAGTAAAAGTAAATAAGACTCTTTCTCCTAAAGCAATAGCTGCAATAAACAGGGTTTCAAACAGACCTATCTTCTGGAAATGGAATAACAGAAGCTATATCAAGGTTGATGATATGTTTACAGCTATTGACTCACATCACGGGAATGTATATCGTGTTCACAAACTCAATAGTAGAGAACAGCTCTATCTTGTAACAGATGGAGAAAACCACTGGGCGCACGGTGATACTCTCCAAGATGCACGTGCAGACCTTATCTTCAAGATTAACGACCGAGACACCTCGGTGTACAAAAATATGTCTTTAGATGACACACTAACCTATGAAGAGGCTATTGCTGCATATAGGACTATTACGGGGGCGTGTGCAGCTGGTACAAGAGACTACATAGAGAACAGACTCCCAAAACCACATAAAGAGAAGTATACTGTACAGGAAATGATTTCCCTTACAGAAGATGAGTACGGAGGAAAGAAGTTTTCAGAATTCTTCAATTCTAACAAATAAAAGATATACATTATGAGTAAAATCAATCTTACAGTCGAAGAAATCAACGCTCTGAAAAGTACAGAGATTATTACAGACGACAGAGTACGAGAGAAATTCGTACAAATCTATGACACAATGTGGGCAAACACCACTGGTGTCAGTGGTGATGCTGCTTACGAGAGAGAAAGCAGATTTTTCAATAGCTTAATTTGCGAAAAGGAAGACCTACGTACCAAGTGCAGTAAGTTCTCCATATTCACGTCATTCCTTGATGTTGCTATATCAGGCTTAAGTGTTGAGCCAGGAGTACGAGCACAAGCTTACCTACTTTCCCGCTCTGTTAATATTGGTAAGGGACAGGATGGGAAGAATGTGTACGTAACACAGTGCGTACTCACAGTATCAGGGTATGGTGAACTTGTCCTCCGTGCTCGCTGTGGTCAGATACGCCACGCAGACAATCCTGTTATCGTGTACAAGGAGGATGGCTTTGAGTTCGGAGAACAGAATGGTAACAAGTTTGTGAATTACACTTGCCGCCTTCCCCACACCTCCAACGAGATTGTAGCTGCTTTCATGAAGATTACACGAAATGACGGTTCTACTGATTATGCTGTTTTGCTCCCAGAAGACTGGAAACGACTGCAAGGCTACAGCGAAAAGCAAAATCGCAAATGGGATAACAACGCACGTTCGTATGTGAACGGTAAGCCCAATGACCTATATGTTGCTGATGGTGGACAGATTGATAAAGGCTTCCTTGTTGCGAAGCTCATCAAGCACGCTTTCAAGACTTATCCAAAGGCTCGTATCGGTCGTGGTACTCAATTGGAGTCTCAGCAAACCGAGGATGTAGTAATTAATGATGACATCTACGGAGTTGGCAAAGTTGTGGACACCACTACAGGTGAGGTTATCCAGACAGAAGAGAATTTCGGACCTGCTGCGGACACTTCTGAAGGTGTTGTCGTAAATCCTACTGAGACAGCTAACACAGAAGGTACTGCTAATGATGATGTTTTCTAATCGCAAAATATAAGTAACTATGAGTACAGAATTAAGTATCGTGCGCCCAGAGAATGTGCAGATGATAGCACAAAATGCGCCAAAGATTTACAATGAAAACCAACAGCGTTCAGTGCGTTGCACTAATGCTGGTGCTCAGCTGCTATCCGAAATAAAGGAGAAAGGAATGAGTGATGAACTCGACCAGCGTTGTGCAGCCTATCTTGAGAAATCACGCAAGACGGTTAAGTTAATGAATGAGCAGCGTTCACCTATTACGAAGATGTTTGACCAGATACGCACCGAGTTTACAGGTATGGAAAACTCTATCGACCCAACCAAGACGGGAAACGTACCTAATAAAATACAGGCTTATCGTAACCAGTTCGCAGCAAAGAAACGTGAGGAGGAAGAAAAGCGTAGACGTGAAGAGGCTATGAAACTGCAAAAGCAGCAGGCACTCACAAAATACGAAACAGATGTAGAAGATGATTTCAGACAGTTGTTTAGCAGGTACATCACGCAACGTATCAATGAACTAACTACACTCAACACATCACTTACACTTGAGAACTTCGATACACAGTCCGTGAAGATTGTTGACTATCCTACAACAATGCCTGCTGATTTGTTCAACCATCTTACACTCTCTGTTCTTATTCCACAGATATTATCAACACATGAGGCTGCTAAAATTCGTGCAAGTGTTCAATCACGCTTGCTTGCACAGTTCAACGAACAATACACTACAGAGATTGGTGACTATAAAGATACTATCGTAGATGCACTAAATTCTAAGCATGCTGAACTCGAGCGCATGGCAAAAGCCAATGCAGAGGAACAAGAACGCATGAAACAGGAACTTGCGGCAAAGGAAGCTGCTGAGGCTGCACGACTTGAAGCAGAGCGTAAACGTAAAGAAGATGAAGCTAAGGCTGCAAAGGAAATGCAGTCACAAGCGCAGGAAGTAGGTAATCTTTTCGATTCTGCCTCCGTCTCTACCCCTGCTTATACTCCTAAGACCTCTGTAAAGAAAAAGATAGTTGCTCTTGATGCGGAAGGTATCATCAATATTGTTTCGTTTTGGTGGAGCAAAGACGGTCAGTATATGAGTGTGGATGACTTGACTAAGATGTTCAAGAAGCAAATCACAGCCGTTGAGAAGTACGCAAACGATAAAGCTAATGCAGAGTTTATCAATTCTCCACATGTCAAATATGAGGATGAAGTAAAAGCAAAGTAATCATGACAACTCATAATCCTGATGAATACTATAACCGCAGTGAGGTCTCCAACTCTGACCTCACTGCACTTAAAGAGCAGCTCTACCCACGACTTCAATATGGCGACCGTGAGGCAGCTTTCTACTTCGGTAGCATAGTAGATGCCTTAATTACAGAACCCACAAGAGTTGATTTCATCAATAAACTGGTAGATGGTGAGCCTGTAGATGAAGAAATATGGCTACATGCACGTGAAATGCAACGTGCCTTACGTGCAGAAGCACGGCATGACCCATTTCTCGCAAAGGTCTTAGAGATAGCGGACACGCAACGCTTCATGGTGAACAAGGGGCAAGAATTTGATAACGGAGGTTTCTGTTTCACTCTTGACACTCGTTGCAAGTGGGATTGGTGGTTACAGGCAGCTCACTTCGGAGGAGACCTGAAAACAACAGCAGCCTCAACGGATGCAGAGTTCAACGATGCAATAGACTTCTTCGATTGGGACCGCAGCCGTGCATGGTATATGGACATCGCACACAGCGACAATGACTTCATCTATGCAATATCAAAGAAGAATAGCCGCATATTCAAGAAGTTTATCAAGCGTGGAGACGAAATCTATAACCATGGCCGAGAGAAATACGAGGATTTAGCATACAAATACTGGTGTTATTCTTTATGAAAGAACTGAAACATAATCTCAAAATAGAGCCTTATCCCTATCAGCGTGAGGGCATCTTGGCTGGGCTGGAATGGAAGCGCCTCCTTATCGGAGACGAGCCGGGGTTAGGCAAGACATTACAAAGTATCGGTATAGTTGATACGGCAAATGCCTACCCATGCCTTGTTATCTGTCCATCCTCTCTGAAGATTAACTGGCAGCGTGAATTCGAGAAGTTCACCGATAAGAAAGCACTCGTACTGGAGAATGCCGTGCAGACAACATGGCCGTATCTTCTGAAGATGAGAATGCACCATGTAGCCGTGTGCAACTATGAGAGTTTACGCAAATACTTTGTCTGGGACATCAGACAGAAAGGCTCGTTTCGTCTGAAAGATGTCGTATTCAACCCTGCAATAAAAATATTTCGGTCTGTCATCATCGATGAAAGCCACAGAGTGAAAGACCCATCGGCACAGCAGACTATCTTCACAAGGGGTATCGCTGAGGGTAAGCCTTATCGCATTTTGCTGTCGGGTACTCCTGTTGTCAATCGTCCAGCTGACCTCATTGCACAATTGTCTATCATGGGCAGGTTACCAGAGTTCGGAGGACGCACACACTTCTTGCAAGAGTATGGCGGTGGAGACTTAAACAGAGAGAACAGAAGCCAGGAGCCAGACGAGGTAAAAAACCTCGACAAACTTTCTTCTGAACTGTATTCTCGCTGCATGATACGTAGAGAAAAGGCAAAGGTTCTCACACAGCTACCTGATAAGACACGTACCGACCTCTATGTGGATATATCAAATAGTGAGGAGTACGCTTGTGCTGCAGAGGACCTTGCTACTTATCTACGTGAATACAAAGAGTGTACTGATTATGAGGTAGCTCGCAAAATGCGAATGGAAGCTCTTGTTAAATTTATGGCGCTACGTTCGATAGCAGCCAAAGGCAAGGTAAAACAAGCTATCGATTTCTGCCGCACGTTTCTTGCAAATGGAAAACCTCTTATTCTGTTCTGCTCTCTGCATGAAATTGTAGATGAATTGAAAAAGGCATTTCCAAAGGCGGTTACAGTTACAGGTCGTGATAGCATGATGATGAAACAGGCTGCCGTTGATGCCTTTCAGTCAGGACAAGCACAGCTAATAATCTGTTCTATCAAAGCTGCAGGTGTCGGTCTTACGCTTACAGCCTCATCTAACGTGGCGTTTTGTGAGTTTCCCTGGACCTATTCTGACTGTTGTCAATGTGAAGACCGTGCGCATCGTATCGGACAGAAAGACAATGTTACATGCTATTATCTCATTGGTCGTGGAACTATTGACCATACTCTCTATAACATCATACAGAATAAACGGTCTGTAGCTAATCAGATAATGGCATCCACAGATGATATTCCAACGGATAAGATGTATTTCGACCAACTTACGGATTTGTTTCTTAACCCCTGTTACAATGGAGAAACCGAAAAAATATGAGTTCTGCAAGACAGATATTAAAAACATCATCTTTGAGCTGGAAAAAGCAGATGTACTATATGCGAATATAAAAACTCTATCAGCCTCAAGCAGGCGGTATTCTATAAATAAGTTATTAACAAAACTCAAATCTAAATTGACATGAACAAGAACATGTTAGCAAAAGAGGTAGCTGTATCTGAAAAAGTTACGCTATCAACAGCATTCAAGACCGTAGACGGTGTACTACGTGTCATTGCTGAGACACTCGCCAAGGGCGAAAGTATTCAACTCCGTGGCTTCGGTTCTTTCGTAGTCGTGCACAAGGCGGAACGTAAGGTGAACGACATCAAGACAGGAAAGTCTATCACCGTTCCTGCACACAAATCAGTGCGCTTCAAACCAAGTAAGGAAACCCTAACAAAATTAAACAAGTAAGCTCTATGATGTTATTTGAAGTTGGCGTGCGCATGGAGCGCACTTTAGAAAATGGTGCTCACGCAAAAGTCCTCGAACAGTTTGTAGTTGATGCCTTATCTTTCACAGAGGCTGAGGCAAGTACTACAAAAGAAGTTTCTGTTTATGGTACTATGACAGATATAGTAACTATCAAACGTTCACGCTGTACAGAGCTAATCGGAGATAGCAGCAAGGAGAAGTGGTTTAAGGCAAAGGTGAATTATATCACCCTTAACGAGAAAACAGGTAAGGAGAAGAAAACTCCAAACTATTATTTCGTCAATGCCGATACTATTGCAGAAGCAAAGAATGCCATTGATGTTTTCTTCGCAGGAACAATGATTGACTATAGCATCGCCACTCTCGATGAGACAAAGGTCTTAGATGTGTTCCGACATGATTTGAACGCTGGCAATGAAGATTGACGAATATAAGAAACTCTCTCGTGGGGCTTGCAATAAATACGGTGCAAAGCGTGTCGGTAAACATGCTTCGAAAAAAGAGCATTACCGCTCTGCTACCTTGCAGATGATGCAGCGTGCTGGTATTATTGCAAACCTGCGAGAGCAGGTAAAGTATGAACTTATACCTGCCCAGTATGGTGAATGTGGAAAAGACTTCAAAGGACGAACTACACGTGTACTCCTTGAACGTGCCTGTTCATACATCGCAGACTTCGTCTATATTGATTGCAGTACAGGACAGACAATAGTCGAAGATACAAAAGGAATGAGGACAAAAGAGTACATCATCAAACGTAAACTCATGCTTTCTGTGCATGGCATACGTATAAAGGAAGTTTAGCATGGAGGAAATTAAAAGAGACAGTTTCATTGTCTATCGCTCCTATTGGGAGGGATTGAAACTCATGGATAAAGATGTGCAGTGCGAGGTTTATAATGCAATCATGGAATACGGCTTTACTGGTAACGTTCCTGATTTGTCGCCAACAGCCGAGGGGATATTCATTCTAATGAAGCCTAATATAGATGTCAGCCTTACACGATATAAGAATGGCAGAAAAGGCGGCAATATCTCTGCGTCAAAGCGAACTGTAAACAAGGTGAACACAAAACAGATGACCTATGACGATGAGATAAAGGAAATGCTGGAGAACAAACAGTGGAATGAGCCTGTATGTATGCAGCTGAAAATTAACAGCGAAGAATTTAAGCAACGCATTAGTGAGTTCTCAACCCACTTGAAATGTACAATGGATGGTGTGGGACATGACAGTATCGGTGATGCGCACCGACATTTTATATCGTGGATGCACAAAAAGTATCCGCCTCAAACAACATCTGAAGAACCATCACAGCCCGACTATACTTATAATGGTGGGTTCGGAGGACAAGATGTATAATTAAAATGAATAAATAACTATGAACGAATATCCTAAAACTCTTGCTGATGCACTCGCAATGTATCACAAGAAACCTACTGGTAATGTTGACTGGGACCAAGCAGTCCTTGCCTCATGTAGAAACAAAGAAAAGTCATCTTCAACTTGGCTGGAGCTGCATGATGTAGCATTGAAAGTGCATCATGATATTGAAAAGACACGCCTCTCATCATTTGATTTACAAGACGAGGGCACATACAAAGCACATGCTAAACTGCTGCTCTATATAGCTAATAACGTCGTGCTTGCACGACAACGTCGCCAATTCGTAATTGATGATAATAATCGTAGTGTAATACGTTTCCTACTCTACTATTTCAATGGTTGTCCGCTTGCAGAAGAAGTATTCCCTGGTCGTGGATACAAACTACACAAGAATATAATGCTGCAAGGTGGTGTTGGTGTCGGCAAGACTATGCTCATGCAAGTATTTTCTGAATATCTCATGCGTATACGCTCACCTCGTTTCTTTTATAACTTATCTGTTACACAGATGGTCAATTACTACACCTTGCACAACAACCTTGACCGATTTACTTTTAATGAAGAGGAAAACAGAGGTTTTCAATGTACGCCTGTAAACATCTGTCTTAATGACATAGGCATACAGGATAAGACATTCTTCGGTATGGATACTGGCTTGCTTACTGATGAGTTCCTCCATGCTCGCAATGAGATTTGGACACAATATGGTAAGTGTGCTCATCTGACGACCAATCTTGATGACAAAGCCTTGCGCAAGCGTTTCGAACGTAACGATGGCTTTGGTCGATTGATAGATAGGTTTAAAACCTACAATATTATTCCTATGGGCGGTGTCAGTCGCAGATAACAATAAAAAGAAGCAACATTGTGGTTGTATTAATAAATAGTTAAATTTATGAACAGAGAAGAAGAAATAACGAAAGCAGCATTAGAATGTTGTAATTCTGATTGTGAGAGAGATTTTTTACTAAAGGTGTAAAATGGGCTGATAGTCATTTATCAGAAGAACTTGTACGTAGATTATACAGTGCATCTATTGCTATTTATAAGCTTGGTAGATGCAAATCTGACGATGAGGCTATACTTTATATTAAAGAACGTTTCAAATTATGATGAAGAAACTAATTTTATTGTCCGTGTTAGCATTTGTTATCTCTTCTTGTGGCTACGAGATTAGAAAGAAACCCGAACCACCTAAGCCAAAGCTGACAAAGGAGCAGATACGAAAACAGGAGTACGAACAAAGGCTGAAAGACTACGATGTACAGTTCTTGTTTGAGTGTAACGGAGTAAAGGTTTATCGGTTTATGGATGATGCTCGTAGAGTATATTTCACTGATGCAAACGGAATGACAAAATATCAGTACACCACGAGAGCAGGTAAATTTTCTCACACTACACATAGAGTTCAATCTATTAATACAAGGAGGTAACATGGACAGAGAAATATTATATAGAGGGATAAATTTTCAGAAAGAATGGGTTTACGGAGACCTTTTCCATTCATACGCAAATGATGATATAGCTATTGCCTACTATAGAGAAGGCTGTAAGACACCTACGTTTGATGCTATCTTTCCTGAAAGCTTTGGGCAGTATACAGGACTGACAGATAAAAATGGGGTTAAAATATTTGAGGGAGATATAATTTCTCTTGGAGACCCAAATATTAAATATCTAACAATGTGGCGTAATGATGGATTTTGTGCAAAGCAGATTGGCGCAAGTAGCTACATAGGTCTAACCTATTGGGCAAGCGACATAGAAGTATTGGGCAACGTAATAGACAACCCAGAACTTATAAAATAGAGCGTATGAAAAAGATAATGTTTTCAGACAAGTATTGCCTCACGCTGGCAGTACTTTACGGAATAAAGACAATGACAAGGCGACTACTGAAAGTGCCTAAAACTTGCAATGGTAAAGAAGTGTATAGTTTCAATGTGCTTACTAACAATGCAGGTACACAATGCGTGGATTTGGTTGATGAAAATGGAGGCATATTAGAAAGCTGGAAACCACATTATGAAGTTGGTGAGATTGTGGCAATAGCACAATGCTACAAAGAAGTTTACCCTAATGCTGGCTTTGAGATGGTAGACGGTAATTTTATGACAGAAAGCGCAGGCTGGACGAATAAAATGTTTGTAAAAGCTAACTTGCTCCCCCACCACATCAGAATTACAGATGTAAATGTGGAGCGACTCCAGAGTATATCAGATGAGGATATACTGCGTGAGGGCGTTTGGCAATTTTATGACAACAAGAACTTGTTTTATGTTTCCAAAAATATAGGATACGCCCCTGACGTAGCCTTCCTAAGTGCACGTGAAGCATTTTGGTATCTCATCGACAATATCAGTGGTAAAGGTACATGGGAGAGTAATCCATGGGTGGTAGCGTATAGTTTTGAATTAATTGATTAGCGTATGGAGTTAATAGATGAGTCTAAGCCTATCGCACGAAAAGAACATATTTGCGACCTATGTAGCCGCAAAATTAGCAAAGGGCAAAGATACCGCAAGCAGTTTATCCGAGACGATAGTGGCGAAGTGTGGTCTTTCAAGGGCCATGAGGAATGCTGTGAATTGACATCAATTATTGATTTCAGCGACTACTACGAAGGAGTTGACTGCGATGCGTTCGAAGAAGCGATAATAAACTATGTTCAAGAATATCATCAAGGTGCAGAAGACATCATAAAGGTTGCTCTTCAGAACCGTAACTACTATGGTTTAGTTAAGATGATATTAGCGGAGCTGAAAGAAAAAGGGATTAAACATATAAAATTAATTGGTTAAAACAGACAAACTATGAAAGTAGAATTACGCGGTGATTCAATCACCGTTCCAGAGGGCTGCAAAGCGGTCATTGAAGATGGTAAGGTCATTTTTCAGACGGAATTTAAAGATGCAGACTATGTCCCCAAAAGAGGAGATGTTGTTGTTTGCACATATCATGTACCTTATTCCACTTATAACAAAACTGTAACAGCAATCTGTACAGGACACAGAGACGAATATGGTAGGTATGATTGCTTTGTCATATACGAACATGGTGGTATTATAAAAAGAAATAAAGGCATACCTGTTGTAAGAAAACACGATGAGTACCAGTCTAAGATACGTCTTGCTACTGATGAGGAGAAAGAAATCTTGTTCGACAAGATGAAAGAACAACGTCTGTACTGGGATGCTAAAAACTATAATGTCTTCTTAGAAAGATGGAGAGCAGAAAATAATGGTATCTACTATTTTGTAAATGCAAATTTTAAGGTAGAGACAACTTATGACACATATTCTTCCATAGATGATTATCTTTTTGACATCGGCAATTATTTTCGTGATGAATATGATGCGAAAAGTATAGCCATGATGTTAGTGGAAACTACCAACAAGCTGCAATATATATTATTACAGTATCATGACAAGTTAGGAAAATGAATTATGAAGATAATATACAATAAACGCTTTCCCTTTAAGGGCTACAAGGCAATCACCTTGTTGAAGTGGATAATCGTAAGGGAGGATGCTAAAGAATTCTTCACTGTAGAAGATTACAATCACGAGTGCATACACTATGCACAAGAAAAGGAACTGTGGTTTGTCGGCTTCTATCTGTTATATATACTTGAGTTCCTATTTGCGTTGCTCTATTTCTGCAACTGGCATAAAGCATATCGTAATATCTCATTTGAAGTTGAGGCTTATACATATCAAGATGATTTGAATTACTTGCAACACCGTAAAAGGTTTGCATGGAGCAAGTTTGATTGGTAGCCTCAACCACCAAAAGATAAAATCGAACAACCTTATACGATAACTATATTTGCAAATACTTTAAAATCTTGCAAGAATTGGAAAGAAATGGAAAAGGACATACGCTTTACAGGTTATACTGCTGTCCCGTCTGATTATGAATGTTCAGACGGAGAGCTGACACAAGCATACAACCTCATCAATGAAGATGGGGCATACAAATCACTGCTTGCGCCTAAGACACTACTACAGCTTGGAGAGAATAAGAAAGTTATCTATTTACACAGAACGGCTTTCTTCTCTAACTATATCATACGTGATACTAAGACCTCTGAAATTTATGCTCTCAGCGCAAATAAGAAACTATTTGAAGAGGCAGAGTTGCTTGGAACTTTTCCATCACTTTCTCATGTGAACTCAATAGGAAACACCTTGCTGCTCTTCTGTGAAGAATATATCCTGTATTTCCTTTGGAAGAAGGGACAATACTCTATGCTTGGAAATCATTTACCAAATCTACAACTATCGTTCGGGCTTAGGGGTAAGCCTCGTATATATTCTCTCTCTGATGAAAGTCATTCTACCTTTAAAGTAGAATTTGAGAAGATAGATGAAAGTAAACTGTACGAAGTGTGGACTGAAGAAAATCAGAAGAAAATCACTTCACAGATTATGGCAAAAGTGAACAAATTCCTTGCTAACCAAACGATAAAGGAAGGGCGATTTGCCCTTCCCTTCTTTGTCCGTTATGCCTTAAGATTATATGACGGTTCTTTAGTGTGTCATTCTGCTCCTATTCTAATGAACCCATCAACAAAAACAGCACCTGTTGTCTTTTGGAATAGAGTTAGTGGTAAGGGTGGATATTCTGAGGCTGAATGCGATATTATGTTGGTTTCAGCAGGGCTCGATTATCAACTCCTCCCAGACAGAGAAAACTCGCATATTCGAATAAACGATTGGAAAGACATTGTCACCTCTGTTGATGTTTTTATTTCCAAGCCTATATACACCTATGACCAAAACGGTAACTGTAAATCATTTTCGGATACCGATAATCTGGACACTAAATTCATTGGTGCATTGGACATATCCAAATTCTCTGGTGATTACACACCGCAATCAAATGGGCTTGTGGATGTGTTCGTAAGGAAGATAGCTGAAGATACAGCGCTCTTACCTATCTCTGTTAACGGGGTAGACCTCACAAGTAACACACCTGGAGGACGTGAGAACCCTTTAGGTCAAAATTATGTAGAATGGAAATACAGCAAGCTATACACTCTTTTCTTCTCAAGAGATTCAACCTATCCAAAAACAACTATTAGTTTACCAGAGTATCCTGATGATAAGAATAGAGAGATGCTGGAGAATGTACAGAATTTCTATTTTCTTAAATCTATCAATATTAATGAGCTCTCTACAAGAGAGCGCAAAGATATTGTCGTGAACAAAGAGTATCTTCAATCACTGACTACAAGAGAGGCTATGACGGATGATTATCTTTCGCACGACCAAATTACCGCTAAATATTCACAGACATATAATGGCCGATTAAACCTGTCTGGAATACGACGTGAGTTGTATCAAGGATTTATGGCGGCATCTATGTTCTCTTATGCTAATAATAGTGCACCAAGCTGGGCTTTAACTAATGGGAAGATTATAATAGACTTTGGAGCATTAGCTTTTCGTGATATATATATACAGACTATGATAGAAGAAAATGGAGAGAGATTTGTAGCGAATAGCTATACAAGTTCGCATCTTGCTCCTTATATGTCAAGTATGTATACTAATGGGGAATATGCTCCAACATCATGGGGCTGCTACCTTTTCTATCCTAATACTCATGCTACTATGATGCGTATACACGCAGGTGTAGAAACATACGAGGTGAAACTTAAGCCGCACGAATTCCTTAATGGTGCGTATGGTGTCATCGATTACGAACTTGTAAGAAAGCAAAATACAACGCATACAGAACCTCCAACAAAACTTGAAAATATTATAGATGTAACTAACAAAATATATACATCAGAAATAAATAACCCCTTCTATTTCCCCGTTACAGGCATAAACACTGTTGGGACAGGTAAGATATTGGGTATATCGACTGCTGCAAAAGCGCTATCACAGGGTCAGTTCGGACAATTCCCACTATATGCTTTTACAGATGAGGGGGTATGGGCATTGGAGGTAAACTCATCAGGTGGTTACTCTGCCAAACAACCTATCACACGTGACGTGTGCATATCTTCAGACAGTATCACGCAGATTGATACTGCCGTGCTCTTCGCTACTGATAGGGGTATAATGGAAATATCTGGTTCACAGACGCAATGTCTGACCGATATTATTAATGGTAACGATTTCTTTTCACTTGACCGTCTACCTGGGCTGTCTAAACTCTACCCAGATGGTATTCCTCAAGTAGATTGTACCTTCTCAGAATTTCGCAAAGGTTCACGTATGTCTTACGACTATGTAAATCAGCGTATAATAGTGTTCAATGAAAATAAGAACTACGCTTATGTCTTCTCTATGAAGTCTAAGCTATGGGGTATTGTAGCCTCATCGCTCATTACTGCTATTAATTCTTATCCTAATGCGTATGCTATGGCAAAGATAAAGACTGTTGGGAGTGATGGCAAACAGGAGGTGACAAACAACTGTCTTGTGGACTTATCACGTTCTGCAGAAACACATCAGAAAGGCTTGCTTGTAACTCGACCTATAAAGTTGGATGTCGCTTCAATGCTTAAAACATTCGATACAGTGTTCCTCCGTGGACTGTTTGGTAAGGGGAAAGTACAGGTAATTCTGTACGGCTCACGAGACAATATCAACTGGCATCTCGTACATTCAGCTAAGGAACATTATCTAAGAGGCTTCCGTGGTACGCCTTACAAGTATTTTCGTATAGTCGCAATAACCGACCTTTCTATTGGTGAAACATTAGTCGGTGCGTCTATTTCCTATACTCCACGACTTATAAATCAACTTCGATAACTTCTTTTTTTATATGTCCATAATTAAAGGGCAGGTCTGCGTGATGCAGGTCTGCCCTTGCTCTGTTGTCTATTCTCTATTAGAACACCGACAATCGGCGACGTACCCTATTTACTCTGCTATGCAATGCCACTCGTATCTGTCTTTCCATATCTTCTGCCTTGACTGCCCAAGTTTCAGCCTTAGCAGGATTGGTAATACTCATCCAGTCTGCCACTGTATAACATACGATATACTCATGGATAAGCTTTGATAACAAGTTGAGTGTTGTCTGAGAAAAGTCAGCAGGTAGACTAAGGACAATGCCGTAAGTAGGCTGCTCTTTCAAGACATTATCAAGCTCATGGTTGCTAATCTCATTCTTTGTGTACGGATATAGCAACTCCTTGCATTGAGCTACTGTCAAATCAAGTAATCGTGTAACCCTGTTCACATTACCCTCTTCGCCAACATCTTGCACTGTATGCTTGGCATGTAGGTTGTCTGTCTGCATAATATGACCTTCGATATAGGAGTAATTCTCGATATCATACAATAACTGACTACGCTTAAAACCAAGTACAGCCTCTATGTTGCCGTTCTTATCTGTATAACAGCCAAGGATATTACTTTCGTCTGCCTGCATAAACTTTATATTTAATCTGTCGGTGTCTTTGGTCTGCTGCGTTTGCTCACAGACTGTTGAATAGAAGCCATACTACGAGTTGCAAGAGCTATGTACTGCTCTGCATCTGCTTTGTTCGTGACCAGATACCACTCAGCAATAGCTGTGTTCTTCAGATAGTCATGCACAGCTTCACCAATTCCTGCCGTTGCTGCTTCGTTGAAGTTACTCGGCATGGTAAGGTTAAGTTCCAAATTGTGACTACCATCAAAGTGACTATTATCGGTGGTTGTTCCGTCTTCATCAAGATACTCTGCAAGCTCGGTTTTCACCTCTGCAAAGCCTTTCTTGATACTTCGGAGTATCTTCTCACGGTTCTCCTCGTCCTCACTGGCAAACATCGAGGCTACCTCCTTGTGGTTCTCTTTATTCTGAATAGTACGACCACGAAGAAAGGTCTCGTTCATAATGTCGTAAAGCAACCACGATATTTTGATAGTTGCTCTTACAGGTTTCTTTGCACCTAATGTTGGGGTTGGCATATCTTTGTTATTTGAAATTGTTAATCTGTTGGTAACATAGGACGCTTACGAGCATAAAGTAGTCGTTCTACATTAAGCATTATTTCACCAGCCGTCGAAAAGTATTCCTTAGCTTCTCCTTTGTTGGCAAATCGAAACCATTGTGCCGTAATGGATGCTATAAAGAAACTACGCAGTGAACTCTGAACACTTTCCTGCAATGTCTTGTCCCATGATTTGCTTACTTGTAATTCTGCCTTGTAGTTCTTATCTACATCTGTCGCACCGCTCACAAGCATTTCTTTCAAGTCCTCATTCACGGCTGTTACACTCTCATCCCAGAAGCGACCCAATTCCTTGAAATCATCATCAACGGCAAGAATGCGATTTCTCGCATTCTCATCTCCGTCTATCAGTTTTGAGCCTGTGTAGTCCGTTGCTTTTGCTACCTCGTTGTACACATCGCTCTGTGAAATAGTTATGGTTATCGTTTCCATCAGAAAGAGATTAGAGAGTATGTAATTCCAATTCCAATATAGGGCTTAAATCCTTGTACTGTTGTCCCATATCCGCTGGATATACCTATATGCCAATGCTTAGGAGGCTTCCTTATTGTTATTACCTCACGCTTTGGGTAGACGAAAATGCTGTCAAGTCGAGCATTTACACCACTGATATATGCCGTATAATCCTTATTCTTATATACGGATTGCAGCATGGGCAATTCTATTTGTACACTATCTTGGTCTTTTTCACATAATATTATCTGTTCTAAAGTATCTGCTCTAATGCGTGGTAAGGTATCAAGCATAGCATTCCTCAAAGTTTCCTTTAAGTGGGCTACGCTAACAGATACCTTTGTAGTCCCATTAGACTTCACAAATACTGGCGCAGGCGCATGGTACTTAATAGTATCAACATAGCGCACCGTGTCTGTGATAGTCTCGTGCAAAGGTTTTTCTCCTGTGCGTTGTGTTCCCCTGCCCAGGAAAAACGCAACACACGCAAGAATGATTACGGGTATAATACCCCACAAAAACTTCTTCATATCAGTTCAAAATGGTTTGCACAAATTTAATCTATACAAAGTATCTAATCGTTTTATCTTTTGCTAAAGATTAGCATACTCCTCTTTAGCGTTAAAACACGGACAAGCTTTCATCCATTCGTTAGATGTTATCTTTCCATCTTTATTCAAGTCTGGAGAGAAATCACGATGTCCCTGAATAACCGCTGTAGGGTACTTCTTATGAAGCATCTTCAACAGCGAGCGCAGACTTGCTTTCTGTGCGTCTGTGCGGTTGTCAGTGGGTTTGCCGTTAGTATCAATGCCACCAATATAAGCAACATTGATAGTTTCTGAGTTGTAACCTCTTACACCGTTACTTACTTTGTCTTCATCAAGTAGCTGGGTAATCTTGCCGTCTGGCGACACCACGTAATGGTAGCCTGGATTAACCCAGCCCTTACGCTTGAATTCCTGTTTTAATCCCTCTATCGTCATAGACTGATGGCTTGCGGTACAGTGAACCGCAATGTATTTAATATTTCTCATATTATTTCTCCCTTGTTAATTTTGCCACAGCAGCCATGCCTGCTGCTGCCCCTACAAGATATGGATAAATTTTTATCCACCATTCTGGAGGTGTTGCCGCTGCTGCTGTCATAGCGGTATGAATGGCAACAGCAACAATACTGACACCTGAACCCCAAACGACAATATTCTTAAAGAACTTCGGTGTTGTCGCTCTCCACCTGCTTATAATGCTTTTAAATGACGCTCTCATTATTCGCCTCCTTTCTGTGTTATATGACTATCCATATTAGGTCGGTCTGCCTTGATGTCATTAAGGTGCGATACTTTAATGTTTATCTCACCAAGCATCGACTTTATTTCTTTCATATCCTCTTGAGAGTCTACGAACAATTGGTGGTCGTTCATAACTTGCACCTCGAGTATTGATATGCGTTGATTAAGCTGCACCCATGAGCCTGCAACAGCTACAATGATTGAGCCAATAACACCTATCATTGCGTTTCTTATGCCTTTATCCATTGCCATATCATAGAAGTCTTACTAATGTTCTTACTCCGAAGCCTATTGCCACACCACCGACGGTCAGTCCCCAATCAATGATGTCTGCCTTTCCGCCCCACATTCTATCTTTAAGTTCAAGTGCCGTTGCTACTCCTATACCAGCATACGCTGCACAATATAAGCTATTAGCACCAGCACCGATGAGTACACCACCTATAAGGTGTTTGTACCTGTTACTTTCTTTAAGCCATTTAATTACTTTCTTCATCTTGTTTTTACAATTTCTACAAAAATAATATAGGAAAAACGATTGAAAGGTTTATGTTTGTAATTACGATAGTAAAGATAGGATGAGGCTGCCTACTAAAGTGATGTAACATATCCCTTCTGCAATAAATGTAGCATTCTCTTTCCAACTCTTACGAATGAATACAAGCGGGAACAACACCCACAATATGAGTAACCATGGTATAAGCAAAGCTACTACAATCTGACTTGCCAATCCAAAGAGATAACCGCCTACATAATGTAGCACTTTGTTCTCTGTCCTGTAACAAGGCGAAGCAGCCACCATCAACAAACCTACACTCATCAGTCCAGCAATATAACCCTGCTTAGGCGGTAAGGCATGAAGAGAAGAGAATAACAAGATTGCTGCTGTCATTGTTGCCCACAACGAGAAGCGAACATCACCTACATAATAGCTGAAACTACTCACACTATCTGGCAACTCCTTTGCTTTCTTAGCTGCTACTATTGCCATTGCAACTGAAAGCACTACCGATAAAATGATTAAGTAAACCATGACTGCATATCTTTTTTATAAATCATATCCTTTTCTGCCCACCCCTCTGCAAGCGTATTAGTTACGAACGAAATGGCAGATAAATAAAAATCTTTCAACTCATCCTTTGTATTAAACTGACGATACTTAGGGTCGTTCTCCTGTCCGAACTTGAACGTTACAGGTAGATTGCCTCCATCCGTAAGCATACACAAGTCAAATGCAGCTTTGTAATTAAACTGATTCTCTGATGATAGATATACAATATTACCCTCATAGATAAACCCTGCAAGTATCTTTTCATCAATCAGTTTGTTGACATGTGTGGCTATATCGCTCTTTAACTCTTCCTCTGTAGGCTTATGCCCATAGTCCTTACGCCAGCAGTAGCCGTTTTCGTCGCTATCCTTATCTTTGCCAAAACCATAAAACAACACGTAGTGGTCATCGGATAGACGTAACAAACTGTCATTACGTTCTTTGGTTCCGTACGCCTTAAAAAAGTCTGTATTCATAGATGTATATTGTAAGTGAATTTATATTTGAAGCTTTTAATTCAAGAGCAAAGCGTGGCGGATTTTCACCCACCGACGCTTTGCGCTTTTACGCTTTATTCGTTTATCTCAACTTTTCCACGGAAGGCAAGCCGAGAACCGACGTTCGAGTTCGACTGCGATGATGCGCTATACGCATCCGCAAAGCCGAGACCGCCAAACGCACCCGCACCGCTATACGAACGCCCGACAACACGGCTCCTTGCAGGATTATACCGTTGTCCATCAGTATAGTTGGATGCCCATCTGCTATTATCAGAGCTTGCTCTTGAAGCAATGATGTCACAATAGCGTCCATGTCTTACACGTGCTATACAGTAACCACTATCTTTAGTCCCCTGCACAAGGCGTTCTGTCTTGCTAACAGGGTCGTAAATGTGCCATATAGCGTCTGTCGGATAGGTGTTAACCTCTACTGTTTTATCTTTCATATACTGACGATAAGACGGTATGTTCACGGCAACATTATCTTCCCACTCATAATAGACACCAAAGAAACTCTCAAGACCTAAGCACTTTGTTCCTCTGCTATCTTCACGTCTACTATCAGAGTTGCCAATATCATCACGATAGCCTGTAATATCACTACTGCCATTGCCGTAACCACAAACCAACTGTGAATCACGTGTTCCTGACAATGAGAACCAGAGAACAGCCATCAGCTTAGACATATCATAGTCTACCATCTGATATCCATTCCCTCTGCGGTGTGCAAGATTTTGGAAATCCTTATATGTGAACTCCATTTTGCGTACAGGTGTGTTAGTTGCATAACCCTCCTCGTCATATAGCCATTCAGAAGATGTACGATTATTATTACTACCTCTCTGCACTGATGCGCCAGACACAGAACGTAGTCTAAGTAGGCTATCTACTGATGCTTGATAAACACCCAATAGCCATGGCTCATTGCGTACCCAATCAGGCTCAATGGCTTCTATCTCTGCACTGTCTACTGCAATAGCCTCTAATTCAGAGTTTACATTACTTGACGAGAATACAAACTCATTAGCACCTTGTGGAACGTCTATAAAAACATAGTCTCCATCAATGAAGTCAAAGGCGGTATTGCCTATTGCAAGATTGTACTTCGATATGATAGTGCCAGCTGCATTTAGGAAACATGCTCCTACTGTGGCATTATTCATACCTGGCCATCTAACTTGCTTCATTCCTGCAACATCAATTTTGTAAACGTCTACATTTGAAACCTCTGCAAGAACACCAGCACTATCCAACGTACTTTCGTTTAATCTGATTTTTTCAGACATCACACCAGTATTAGCCTTTAGGATTATATCCTTCAGCTTCTTTCGTGTGACACGCTTAGCAGTAGATAATGGCTCCGTTGTCAGACTACTCCATGCGATATATTTCTTCTGATTTTTGAAGTCATTGATACCTTTATACCACATTGCCGGACAACGCATCATCACGTCAAAGCCGTCGGCAGCCTTATCGGTATAGTCAAATTCAACCCCATTGGCAAGGTTGTGATAATTCGTTTCTGATACCTTAACGCCCTCCCACACATTCCTTTCTGTGTTGAGCTTTCCCTTAACTGGTATAAGCTGCTGTCTAATCTTAGCTACGTGCGCACTTGGTACAAAGTCATTAGAGAACATCTGCCCAGTCTCATTATCAAGGTTGCTAATATTGGCAGGGTCATCAATAGTATCATCAAAGGCTATCAGTGAGTATTGCGACTGATGTATTGTCAAGTTTGGGTAATACTCTTTCAAAGCTGCGAGCTTACTATCTTCAATATATTTCGTAAGCGTCCATGTTCCACTTAAACCATCGCAGATGTTAGTGTGTTCCGAGTTAATACCACGTGTACCCATTTCTTCCATTGCAGATAGTACGGTGTCTTTCTTTGAACACTCAACGTCCTTTATAGAAATGGTACTAATAGTAGCACCAGAGGCAACAGTATCTTCCAATATTCTTACTGGGTCTATATTCGGACATCTGCGTATACGCACGCTGCTAACATTACTCAAGCCCTCGTATGTCAAGCCTCCATTAGGATAAGTAACTTTTGACATGCCTACAAATACGATGTCAGTCATGCTTGCAGGGAACTGTGCTATTTCCAAAGGACAAGCCTCTGCAGGAGTAAATGCTCTTAACGTACTACCCTTAGCAAGGAATGTCTTTAAACGTGGGCAGTTTTCTGCTCGCACACTAAGCACCTTGGTGTGTTGTATGTCAATCTTCTTTAAGAATGGCATTGCAGGAAGATTAAGAGAAGTCAGAACGCCTGTTGTGTAGGCAGGTGTATAGCTTTCTCCACCAACTATCAATTCTTCCAATAGTGTGCAAGTGCTGATGTCGAAACCCTCTTGCTTTGGAGTACACGCTGATATATCAAGTACTGCTAACTTGTCAGCACCAAACACATACACCATCTTGCCACTCTCCTGTGCAGCATTGGCTCTTAATGTGTAACTCTCACCTGCTCTAAGGTAACAGCTATCGGTAACAGTGTCTGCACGGTCTTCTCCTAAACCAAAGAAACCATCTTGCGCTGCTATTATCTTGATTGAGATTTCTCCCATCATACGTGCTTTGAATGGTGCCGTATACAGGTCGCCTACCTGATAATAGCCATCACGTAGCTTAAAGCGTTTACGCTGGTAGTCTGGTAAGTCCTCTAAACGCAAACCGTGAAGTGCATAGAAGTAGTTGGCTGCTGCTGTAGAGTTCTGAATATACTTACGTTCACCATCGAAAGAACTGATGACCTTTGCCCAACGTGACAAACGCTTTGTAATCCAATAGTAATAGCAGCCATCAGCGCTGAATACTTTTCTACTATTGCGTTCTGTCTTACGCATAGCAGCCGCCACTTCATGTAGTGTGATAGTCGTTGTGCCACTATCGTCTACCCATAAGTTTGGTGCTGCATACGTCTGCACGAATGTTACACTATCCCAACCTTGGTATAGATGTGAAGTAACGGCATCCATATCCCAAGGAATTGTAAGACCGCAATCATTATCACTACGGTCTACACAGTCACCATCGTACCAATGATTAAAGTAGGCTCGTATCGTTCCATCTGGCTCCAAATAGAAAGCAATCATCATATTCTTACTACGCTGGTCTACTGCTGCCTTGTAATCGGACGCAATAGTATAACAACACAAAGAATATGGATTGGCGTACTTATGTACTTCTTGCTGCCATTTCTTTAGACGATTTTCCTTTGTTCCTGGTACTGATACACTACCAAGAGTAATGTTTCCATTCGCTTCTGTCTGATGTTGGTTGCATTGTTGTGAGAAAACAAGCCACTTATAAAGGTTATAAGGGACTTTCTTGCCTGCTTTGTAAAGCTCTTCAAGATTGTCATCATCAGGATATCGAGTTTCATAATAACTCATCCAGATTGGTGCTCCTGTTGCAGGGTCAATACGCATCATGTCATCAAGACTGTTCACGCCCTGACCCCAGCATAGGCTATCATACTTTAAGTATTCGTAGCACTCTGTTGGGTTTACAACTCGTCCCGTAACACTCCACTTCTTAGTAGCCTTGTTAAAGGTCATACTGCCAGTAGTGTCTATCCAGTTGCCACCTTGATACTGTACATAGTGGTCATCACTGGTCTTGTACACGTTCTGCCAAGTGTAGTTCTTAACATCATCTGCAAGGACTTCTGCAAGCGTTTTGTCGACTGCAACAGGCTTTTCTACAGCCTGTACCTCTCGCATAGCACCCTTACCGTCATTCTCAATCACAATATGCTCATTGCCACAATACTCACTAAGGACATAGATATTTCCTGCAATTAATTGGGTAGTGTCTGCTAATACTTGCGACTTGAAAGCTGTTAGTGTTTGGTTCTGTGCTGCTACGAGTTCTGTAAAGTCACCATAGTTGAGGCACTTCTTACTATATCCGTTAACCCCCTTGAAACCAAAGAAGTCTGCATCACCTTTATCTGCATTGAAGTTTGCCTTAGCATGGAAATATGCCTTGGTAGGGTTCTCGGCATCGCTGTGGTTCATTCGGCTATCGGTACGGAACAAAGCGCATGGAACGCTATCAATGCTGGTATGTATCTCGTACTCACCCTCATTGTACACCTGTGCTGGTGTCATGTACTTTTCACCCAGTGCTATTTGGGTTTCATTCATCAACTCCATCATAGCACCATTGTGTGCACCGCAGCTATCAGAGTAGTCCACCTTAATACAGATGATGTTAGTGAAGTTTCCACCCTCCACAACTTGTATGCGGTTCTTGGCAGCCATCTTCACACACTTATCATACTTGGTAAGTGCGTCAGCATTGCCAGGGAACATTGTCTGAATCTCTTCACGTGTATGCAATAAGGTGACAATGGCTTTCTTCATCTTACCTTTCTTATTCTTGATAGGTCGCCATGAAGAGGTTGTTC